TTTCTATCTTATTATGATTTTTAGTTCGATCGTATACATGTCTCCCAATTAACATATCTATATGAGGAAAAGATTCCATAAGTTCTGCATCTTTAATATTAACCTTGCGTTCCATAGACTTAATGAAGCTAGATTTAGACGGATCCGTTCTCCATTCTTGAACTAACATTTCTGGAGTTTTATCATATCGACTAGTAGCCCACATGTGTGCAGATCGGGCTACTTCATACATTATCATGTTAGTACCATATGTATCCCATGCCATACCTATTGTTTTTAAAATAAGCCCAGGAATATCTTCTTCTTCTTCAACTGTGCACATCCTTAAAGCTGACTCAAAATAAGGTTTAAAAGGAACTACAGGACTACTAGTAGGATGAGTTCTAGCAATAAAGTATCGCTTTAAAAACTTTGGTCCTGCATACAATAAAGTTCCTTTTTCATGGTCGGGTCGAGATAAAAAGGTGTCGTATTCTTTAAAATCTCGCAACTCCATACCAAAGTATTCTTTCAGGAATGATGCAAAAGACAAAGCATTTATTATATGACGAAACGCTTTCAAGCAACTCCAGATGTGATCATCCCCATAAACGATTATAGCAATAAATCCGAGCATCATAGCTTTCAAAATAAAAGGTTTTGAACAAGGATGAGTCTCTGCAATGAAATGTATGTAAAGGAAAAACAACAAAGCTGTTATCCAAGAATCTCCGTGAGAAGTTTCCTTACCTCCTGAATACATAACTCCTCGTATTAAACGCCACAGAGTCCCTGGTTGAAGAGTTATCTTATTAACCACGTGATACATTAATATGGCAAACAACCTTTTCAATAGAGTACGCTGGGCCCTACTCATTCCTTTCCAGTCGTAATATCGGGTACCTCTAGCCAAATAAACATATAACAACCAGTCCGTAATATGTTTGTCCAATCCAGTTATATCACCGTCTACCCAAAAACAATCCGGATTGTCATAATTTAACCTCACTGCCAACTCATACCACCCTCCGTACCAAGGTTTACACCCTATTGTAATCAACGCTCCTCTTTCAAATTTCATGCGTTGAGAATTCAATTCTGAACTTAACAATGTCAGGACCATACAAGGTATATAAAACTCCCTCATCTTAGATGAAAATTTCATGTAATCTGCTAAAGACGATTTATCAAAAGCATACAACCATTCCATTTTGTTCTTGGTAACGTTTAACGGTTGCCATACAAAAGGTATACCTTTAGCTAAACACACTACTATATTGTGATATTTCCGAATAGCGGCTTCTATAAGAACTATTTTCTTTCCGCTGTTAGCGATCCTAAAACCCTGTTCTGGACAATTGGCAGATCGAACATTTTGTATACCTCCGGATGTAAAAAGCTTCAAATGTTTAAGCAAATTTCGAGGATTATGTCGATATCGAAGAGAATTGACATATCTCTCACAGTCGATTTCTCTTTCCAGAGTTATAACAGCTGGAGTAATAAGTTTCCTAACAGTTGGAAAATTGTGTCTAGAAACTGCATCAAAAGAAAAAGCTTTGTACAAAGATACCAACTTATCTTCAACAGTACGACCATTTGAATTAGTAGTACAAATCACTCGCAAAAATTTATATCCTTCCACTTCTACAGGTTTATAAAGATAATCTAAAACACTGACGTAAGAAGCGTCTTCTGGGGTACCAGGTTTTATATTCGAATAAAATTTTATTTTTTCATCAACGAATGCGGCTAGTTCCGGAACAAATCCTGCCAACTTCTTTTCTGTCATAGAAAGATAATTCTTATGAGTAGTTAAGGGATTAAGGTCATAATTTGATTTGGGTCTATAATACTCTTTAAACCATTCCAAGTAAACTTTGGGATTCATTACTTGAGTAATAACTTTCTCCACTCCTCTATTATACAAGGAGTAATTACTCGCTATATAAGACAGAACTTTAACTGCTATGTCTCGATGAGTCATTCCTTTAGAACAAAAAGTTTTTATGGCGACTGGTAAATTTAGATGATCTAACTCAAGGGTACGGGTGGCAACTCCGCAATATTCCCCTTCGTGATAAGGGCATTCAACAAATATTATTTCCATACGTTTTTTATATAGATTTTGAGATCTGTAAAATAAAAAATCAGTAATAGGATATCGTGGTAATGATATTTTAGCTAAAACTGCTTCAAAAGTTAACTCGGAAAATAACAGCTGATCTATTCTAAC